GTGCAATGGACAGTGCTAATTTGATTTCCAGGACTACAGCCTATTCGAGAGCATGATTTTTTTAGCTTAAGATTATGTTTGGTAAATAATACATTAGGGTTCCTTAGGATAGATTCTCAAAAATGGCATATAAAAAGCACTTTAAAGTAAACACCAGCGGTACAATGAGTCCAATTAGCGGAAACAGTAGCGCACCGTCTAGCCCAGATGTTGGGTATAGAAATTGGGGCAGTACATTACCGGATGTATATACAGGGCACCCTAATCGTGTTGAGCGATATAATCAGTATGAAAGTATGGATCAAGATCCAGAAATCAATGGCGCATTAGATACCATTGCAGAGTTTGCTACCCAAGACAGTGTAGATACCGAAACTGCACTTACTGTAAATTATCATGATAAAGTAACAGATACCGAAAGCGATATTATTACTTCTCAGTTAAAACAATGGTATAATCTACAAGAATTTGACAAAAGAATGACTAAACTTTTTAGGAATGTTTGCAAATATGGCGATCAGGTTTTTATACGTGATCCTGAGACATTTAAATTGTTCTGGTCAGATATGCAAAAAGTTAGCAAAGTCGTAGTTAATGAAAGCGAAGGCAAAAAGCCTGAGCGTTACTTTATTAAAGATTTAGGACCTAATTTTAATAATCTAACAGCAACTGATAGTTCTGCAACAGATACACATCTTCGTAGTCCGCAACAAGGTGGTGTTAGTAATAGTTATAGCATGTCAAATCAATCATACACTGGGGGCAATAGATTTAGCACAGACGCTGGAGAAATTGCAATTTCTGCAGAACATATTATTCACTTTAGTTTAACTGAAGGACTAGATCCAAATTGGCCTTTTGGTGTTAGTATATTGGAAACTGTGTTTAAAACATTTAAACAAAAAGAACTACTCGAAGATGCTATTTTAATTTATCGTGTACAACGTGCTCCGGAACGTAGAGTATTCTATATTGATGTAGGTAACATGCCTAGTCACATGGCTATGCAGTTTGTTGAGCGTGTTAAAAACGAAATTCATCAAAGACGTATACCTAGCCAGACTGGTGGTGGTACAAATATCATGGATAGCACATACAATCCGTTGAGTACAAACGAAGATTACTTCTTTCCACAGACTGCCGAGGGCCGCGGATCAAAAGTTGAAACACTGCCTGGCGGTGAGAATTTAGGTCAAATTGACGATTTAAAATACTTTAATAACAAATTATTGCGTGGGTTACGTGTACCTAGTAGCTATTTGCCTAGTGGACCAGAAGACGGATCGCAAAGTTATGGTGATGGTCGTGTAACTACAGCACTTATCCAAGAATTCCGTTTTAATCAGTATCTTAAACGCATTCAACGATTAGTAGCAGCTACGCTAGATAGAGAATTTAAAACGTTTTTAGCCTGGCGAGGCTTTAGTATTGACAATAGTATTTTTGATTTGCAATTATCCGAACCAATGAATTTCTCTGGTTACAGAGAAATTGAAATTGATAACAGTCGTATTGGTGCATTTACATCAATTGAAAGCACAGAATACCTAAGCAAAAGATTTATGATGAAGAAGTATCTTGGTCTTACTGATGTTGAGCTTAAAGAAAATGAAAAAATGTGGTTTGAAGAACAAGGTAATCTTGGAATTGACAGTGCATCTGGTAGTAATCTTCGTAATGTTGGTATTAGTACAGGTGATATAGGTAGCGACTTAGATTCGATCGACGACCTTGAAAGTAACGAAGCAGAACTAGATCTCGACGCAGAAAATCCCGACATTGGCGCTGAATCTGATACTGGCGATGATTTACCCGGTGCATTATAATAAATAACACTGGAGAAGCATTATGAATTTGTTTGAATTTTTTAGTTCTAAAAAAGATTTCCCTGAATCTTATCAGAATACCGAAGATGACCAAAGCCAGTTAAAGTTTACTGATACACGGAAAACAAGACTATCACTTCGTCAAATCCGGCAACTTCGCCAAATGAATGATGTGAGAGATATTGAAAAGAAAAACGAAGTAGATAGATTACAACAAATTTATGGTGCTAAAAGCGAATAAACCCATCTTTAATATTTTTTAAAAAAATATTAAAAAGTAGCATATTTAACCAAGTTAATGAAAATAAGTACACTTGGGTTTAAAAAATATCCAAAAAGGTGTAAAAATACGCCGTTTTCTCTGCATTGTTACAGTTATATGTAAATACTTCTAGTCCCATAGTGGAAAGGAGATATTTACTAATGAATAAATTTGAACAACTTGTAGAATTTATCATCAACGAAGATGAAGATAAAGCACAAGAATTATTTCACGAAATTGTAGTAGAAAAAAGTCGCAAAATTTATAACGATCTAATCAATGAGTCAGATGACCAAGTAGATGATTTTGTAGCTGACATCGAAGCCGATGAATATGGCACCGACATGCACGCCGAAGACGAAGACATGGACGATGACATGGAAAACGACGAGCAAGACGATGCTGAGCAAGACGATGCTGATGTTGAAGAAATCGAAGATCGTGTAGTTGATCTTGAAGCAGAACTTGATGCACTTAAAGCTGAGTTTGATGCAATGATGTCAGATCACGACGAAGAAGATCCTGCCGAAGAAGAAATGGAAATGGAAGAAGAATTTGCATTTGAAGATGCAAACGAAGAGATCGACGAAGATGACGAAGAGCTCGAAGAAGGCGAAGAAATTGTTCGCGAGTATACAGAAAAAGTAGCATCTCCAAAAGGCGAAAACCATGCAGCAACTAGTACTGTAGCTGGTAAAAACGACATGGGCGGCACAGCAAGTAATATTGCACAAAGCGCCGATGAAAAAGGTGGTAAAGTAGCAGCACCGAAGCAACATGATGCAGGTAATAAAAACAAGCCAGGCGCAAAGCAAGGTTTAGAAGCAGCACCAGCGCCTAAGAAAGGCGAGTAATTATGGTATCCCTAGTAGAGCATTTAAATTATGATCAAGCAGGAATTGTTACTGAGAGTAGCGAAGATGGCAAAAATCTCTACATGAAAGGGATTTGCATTCAAGGCGGGGTTAAGAACGCTAATCAGCGTGTTTATCCAGTTTCTGAAATTAACAATGCAATCAAAACCATTAACGAACAACTCACCGGGGGTAACAGTGTCCTCGGTGAAGTAGACCATCCAAGTAACCTAAGAGTTAATCTCGATCGTGTGAGTCACATGATTACAGATATGTGGATGGACGGCCCAAATGGTTATGGAAAATTAAAAATACTTCCAACACCAATGGGACAACTAGTTAAAACGATGCTCGAAGCAGGCGTTAAACTAGGAGTTAGCAGTAGAGGCAGCGGAGAAGTTAACGAGTCAAGTGGCGAAGTTAAGAACTTTGAAATTGTTACTGTCGACGTTGTGGCTCAACCTTCTGCACCAAATGCATATCCTACAGCCATTTACGAAGGGCTCATGAATATGGAAGGTGGACAGAAATTGTTCAACCTAGCAGCAGAAGTCAACGAGGACCCTCGAGTCCAAAAATATCTAAGTGAGTCTTTAAAAAGATTCATTAATGAACTAAAACTGTAAAATACAGGAGACACTTATGTTCGAAGCTTTAAAACCATTTATCGACAGCGGTTTATTAAACGAAGAAACACAATCCCAGATTGCAGAAGCATGGGAAGCAAAAGTTACATCTATCCGTGAGGAAGTTGAAACTGAAATGCGTTCTGAGTTTGCAAATCGCTATGAGCACGATAAAGCAAAAATGGTTGAAGCTCTTGATCGTATGGTCACTGAGAGTCTTACAAGTGAAATTGGTGAAATTGCTGAAGAAAAAGCAAAAGTTGCCGAAGATCGTGTTAAGACTGTTGCAAAATTAAGTGAACAAGCATCAAACTTTGAAAACTTTTTAACAAAAGTTCTTGCAAAAGAAATTAAAGAATTCCGCAATGATCGTAAAGCAAACACAGCAGCACTAGTTAAACTAGAAAGTTTTGTAGCCGAAGGATTAACTAAAGAATTGGGCGAATTTTACGAAGATAAGCAAGATCTAATTGCAACTAAAGTCAAACTAGTAGCAGAAGCAAACGAAAAATTTGTTGCTCTCAAGAAAGACTTTATCACTCGTAGTGGCAACGCTATTAGTGAAGCAGTCGACCAAACATTAAGAGCAGAAATCAAACAGCTCAAAGAAGACATTGCAGAATCGCAGAAAAACAATTTCGGACGTAAATTGTTTGAAGCATTTGCTAGTGAGTTTTCAGCAACTCACCTTAATGAGAATGCAGAAATGCGCAAACTCAAAAATTCATTAGACAAAATGAAACAATCATTAGAAGAAGCAAATAAAATAGCTAACGAAAAAACTGCTATTGTTGAATCTAAAAATGTAGAAATTGCAGCAATTAACGAAAGTGTTGCTCGCCAAACAACAATCAATGAACTGTTGTCACCGTTATCCAAAGATAAGGCACGAATAATGTCCGATCTATTAGAAAGTGTTGGCACTAATAAACTCAAAACATCATTTGACAAGTATCTACCGGCCGTAATGAATGGTAGTAAGTCATCTATGCTTAATGAATCAAGACAATCAATTACCAGTGAAGTAACTGGAAATAGGGCAGCTAAGCCTATTGAATCAGTTGATGAAAGTAACATCGTTGAAATCAAGCGTTTAGCAGGTCTTTAACAGATCATAATATGAGATAAGGAAATAAAAAAATGAGTAACAAACTCTTAGAAGAAAGCCGTTGGGGCGAAACCAGAGACGCTCTCCTTGAGGGTCTAAACGGTTCCAAGCGTAGTACAATGGGTGTTATCCTAGAAAACACTCGTAAAGGACTAATGGAGAGTGCAACATCAGGTGCAACTAGTTCAGGTAACGTAGCAACACTTAACCGTGTTATCCTACCAGTTATCAGACGTGTTATGCCAACAGTTATTGCTAACGAAATCGTTGGTGTTCAGCCAATGCAAGGTCCAGTAAGTCAAATCCACACACTACGTGTGCGTTATGCAGATGACTTTACATCAAGTGCATCAGGTGCTCCAGGCACAGACACAACAGCTGGTGACGAAGCACTTTCACCATTCAAAATTGCCCAAGGTTATTCCGGTCGTGCACCAGGTGTAACTAGTACAGATGGCAAAGCCGCTACAACAAGCGCAATGGAAGGCGTTGCAGGTAACCGTATTAGCGTACAGATCCTCAAGCAGGCTGTAGAAGCTAAGACACGTAAATTGTCAGCACGTTGGACATTTGAAGCAGCACAAGACGCACAGTCTATGCATGGCTTAGATGTTGAAGCAGAAATCATGGCAGCACTTGCTCAAGAGATTACTGCTGAAATCGACCAAGAAGTACTTGGTTCACTTCGTGCACTAGCTGCAACTGAAGAAACATTCAACCAAGCAGGTGTTAGCGGTACAGCAACATTCGTTGGCGATGAGCATGCAGCACTAGCAGTTCTTATGAACCGTGTTGCAAACAAAATTGCACAGCGTACACGCCGCGGTTCAGGTAACTGGGCAGTTGTGTCACCACAAGCACTAACAGTACTACAGTCAGCAACTACAAGCGCATTTGCTCGTACAACTGAAGGTACTTTTGAAGCACCAACAAACACAAAATTCGTCGGTACACTAAACGGCGCAATGCGTGTTTATGTAGACAGCTATGCAGCAGATGATACTGCAGTACTAGTTGGCTATAAAGGTTCAAGTGAAGCAGACGCTGCAGCGTTCTACTGCCCATACATCCCGCTAATGAGTAGTGGTGTAGTACTTGACCCAGCAACACTAGAGCCAGTAGTTGGTTTCATGACACGTTATGGTTATGTTGAACTAACAAACACTGCGTCATCTCTTGGTAACGCTGGTGATTACTTAGGCGAAGTTGCAATCAGCAACGTAACATTCAGCTAAGTTACATTATAATTACTAATTAAAATAGGCTCTTCGGAGCCTATTTTTTTGGCTTTTTTTAAAGTTGTTTGAATAAATATATCTGCACATAAAGTGTTTATGGGGAACACCATCCCCGTAGCCCTAGAACGGCATTTACAAGGAGAAACAAAATGGGTAGACCACTAAAACTAACAAAAGCAGTTGACAGTACTCTTAAAGTAGGTCAAATCGGTGATACATCACAGACAGGAAACCAAATTCAATTTACAGGTTTTGTAACTGGCGGTACTGCAAAAACCGGTTATGCTAGTCGCCAAACTGGCGCAAAAACATTTAAAGTTACTACAGCAGATGGTACAGCAGATTTATTGTTAACTGCTCAAGCTAGTGGTAGTCTAAGTGCAGGCGAATGTCAGTTAACTGCAACCGACAGCGCAGGCGATACTTACTATGTAAGTAAAATCACTAATAACTATGTAACACTTGTTCCAAATGACGGTACACAGTTTAGTTCAGGTGCACGTGCTCAATGGGTAACCTCAGGTCCAGTTAATGGTGTGAGTGTAAGTATTCCAGCAGC